TAGTAATGGACCAAGTTTATTCATCGAATATGCCACTAGGCCTCGTGACAACAGCAACCGCAATTCAAAATGTGGAATGCCAAGTCGCCAAGGACCTAAGCACAATATGTTTAACACGCTTTACCGACGGCGTCAAATGGGTTTCGGATAATACCTTAGGCTGGTTAGTCACTCCTTTGCTTGAAGAAGTGAAGGAGAGTGAATGGAAACCGATCACCGAACATCCACGTATCAGAAATGATACGGGGAAAAGTGATTGGGTAGTTGCATACTTACCAACATCGTATGATACGTTGAAATATACAGTATTAGGCGACTTGGTGAGCGGAGTAACGAACTCCTATAGAGAGGCGGTCGTACCACTTCCAATTTTAATGAAAGGATTAACTTCCATGACGTCCAAACCACGTGATGAGGCATCCCGCAGCTCTTTGGCTGCGTTGTTAAAAATGGAATTTGGGAAAGACTCAGCCCGGTGGAACAACCACCCTGACTACCTACAGATCTTTACAGATGTGTGTGCAGTTAGCTTTATGGGAGGGTTGGCGTATGAAAACTACGTCAATAAATCTATTTCTGCACGCAAGCAGAGCTACTTGGACAATCTCATAGTCCAAACCTCTATTTTTGAAACGACGTATTGTACTACGTTTTCGCAAAAATTGAGGGCTTTAGGTATTAACGGAATCGGGGTATGGGCTTTGGCCACGTTTTGGCCGTACAAGAGTTGGGTTTACAACTTGGTTAAGAAATTTTTGGACACCAGATTATCCTGGTGGCTCCCTATCTATGGAGACATACGACAGTGGTGGAAGAGGGTGTTTTACATCTGTCTTGCCAGACAATTATTTTCCATATTTGTAGATTACCGACGATTGGTCGCCAAACGTTTGGAAAAAAACCATACCATCAAGGAGACAATAATTTTATTAAAGGACGTAAGCCATGCGGATGGCTCAGCCAAAATTAGTGTGAATGTGGTTCCTTCTCCAGGAAACTTTGTACCCACAGACGCACAACCCGCTTCTTTAGCATCAGCACCGTTGCGAGAAGATGAGGAAAAGATGGACAACCCGGTTAAAGTGAAGGACCCACCTTCTAACACCATGAATACGTCAGACAGGACTAAACCTGCTGACTATACGTACCGCATGTTAACCGCGGAACCATCGATCAAGGAGATGATATTACCTGATAACTACGAATATGACGGCTATTTGCCGGATTTTGTTGGGTATCATCCCACCGTGGAGAAAATTCAAGAAGATGGCACCGAGTATGCTAATCAAGATTTCATAGTAGCAGATCAGCCCTTAAACGTTGATATTCCAGACTGGAAATTGGAGACGAGTTGGACAACTCTGGTAGAAGGCGAATACAGTCAATACAACCTCACTAAAAGGTTTGTATCTGAATTTGTAGTTGATAACCTAGGTACAGAGAACGGAATGGAGTTGACAGATGACTTCTATTCCTACCGACCCGAGATGCCGCGCGCTAGGACCAAAACGGATCCTGAGTTGGCGGTCATCCTGAACAAGCAGATTGCTTTGCCATGCATGACATCTGCCGTAGTTAATCCAAAAGAACCAGCCAAGAACTGCTCGTTGACTTTTCTTCCCGGGACAAAAACGGAGATGGATCAGAGTTTCCATCTCATTGGGCCTTCCTTCATCGGTTGCATCCCTGGTGTTTTTGCAAGTACTGAGCGTAACGCTACTACGGCGTTGCTTAGTAGGCACTTGAAAACGGCTCCTTATGGGCCGGAACACGAGAGATTATGGAGAGAAGCGCGACGTAAGGTATTGCCTGAGATACATAGCCTTATTCAGCCGTACTACCAGATTTGTACTCGCAAACAATGGTTAGAGGGGACTGACCCCAAGAAACGGGAGGATTATGAAAGATTTTTGGCTCGTGGTGATGATTTGGATTTCAAGAATCCCAAATTGCACACACGGCAGTTTTTCACAAAGACGGAGGTACAAATACCCCCCCCGGGAGGAAAGCTAGTTAACAAAGCTCCCCGAGGGATCCAAGGATTGAAAATCCCTGCTACTAATATAGCATTGGGACCATTCATCACTGGAGTGAGCAAAGCGTTTAGCGCGGTGTTCACGGCGGTAGATATTGACGCATCCAAACGCGATTGGGCAAGATATAATTACACAAGTGGGTCAACAGCAGAACGCGTTGGCCAGTGGAAATATGATATGGAAAAGCAAGGATATAGCTTTCTCGAAGACGATTTTTCTGCTTACGATTCCACTCAAGGAACCGGGGCGCACCAAACGGAGATGGAGTTTTACAAGAAATTTTCACCACCTAAGTGTGCACTGAATGCTTTGAATCAGCAAGCCCAGACCAAGGGCTTCTCAAAGTATCATAAGTATACTGTAAAATCGACGAGGAAGTCAGGGGACCAGAATACCGGTTTAGGCAATACAGAGGTGAACTTTGTAGCGCATGGGGGAGCAATCCATGCGTTCGAAGCTCTTCACAAAATCACTATTCCCTTCTCGATGCTGGGTTTGGGCGATGATAATCTCATCGCGTACAAACTGCCTGCGTCGGTAAGTGATGATGAATTTGTGGAGTTCATTGATGCCTATATACGGAAATTAGGACTGGAACCAAAATTATCTAAACCGGCGTTTCCCACGTATTGCAGCTGTGAGTTCCTCCCTATCAGGAGGATGATCGGTGGCAAACTGAAGAAATCGTACGTTTTGTGTCCAAAATTGGACCGATATCTTACCAAAATGGGATATACCACGAGTTACGTAGGTAAAACTTCCAAATTAACCCAAGGTAGGTTGAGGGGTAATGCTTTAGGGCAAACTATCCTTCAACTTTTGCCCGTGGGGCGTGTGATTAATAGCTATTATGCTAATCTCTCGGAAGATAAAGTTGTGAGCTCTGTATCAGGAGAATGGAGAAGCCACCATGCGGTGGAATCTGTTACTCATTTACAGCCTCGCGATGTAGAAGCGTGGTTCGAACAGGTTTACGGCCTCTCTAAAAAGGAGGTCGAGGAAACTGAACGATTTATGAACACAGTTATTGCCAAAAACAATGGTGATTCCTGCTTCTACTACCATCAAAATGTGGCCAAACTGTTTTTACACAGACGGTCATAGGCTTTCTTTCGGTAACGGCGAATTGGGTGACCTGGAAAATCACCAATACAGCTTGGCAACTGCGCCGTCCAATGCCAATGTCACAAAATGAACAAAGATTCTAAAAAGAACAAACCTAAGAAGACAAAGCAACAGAAGAAGTTCAAAGCTCTGTCGAAACAGTTGAGTACAGGAACTCGATCGAGTAAGGCATTATCAATAGTCAAGGGTACTAATGTTGGTAGTCCAGCATTTTTCAAAGCCTTGACTGATCCTTTCAACCCAGATTCTCTTGGTTGTCAGGTCCCTGACCCTTTTCCCTTTCCTACCGAAACGTTTCACGTACATCAAACCACCGTGTTAGGTACAGTCGGCGCAGCTACTACAGCGGGCGTTCTGCTTATGCCTAACCCTCTTACTTCCTTAATTGATTTAACACATGTCAATAACCTGGGTGTTCCAGGGGCTCAGTGTGTGAGTACATCATCGATGACACCGTATGGCGCCACTTTTAGTGTACCAAACAGTGCTATCTATGGTGCAATCTCACAAGCAAATCTGAACCTTAATATGTCGACCTATCGCGTGGTATCATGGGGAGTTAAGATATCGAATTTGCAACCACAGCTTTCAGCTACTGGTCGCTTTTTCATATCCTATCTTCCTTGTGGTGATACCATGCCAACTGGCCAAGATATTAATTTAGCTACGACAAGTGGTATTATTGCTCCAATGGTTAGTATGAACCCCACCTCTCTTAACTCGTCTATTATTCTTGAATGCCCTACGGCATTTGAGTTTACGGCCGCAGATTTGATGCGGGGGGATATACAACTAGCAGGCATGTACACAAATTCAAATTTTTGGACTTTTAAGTCAACGGTCGGTGCCGGTACATCGGGAGTAAACTTCATGGGGGATGATGTTTCAGTTACAGCTGTCAACGCCGTATCGTTATCTTACAAAGATGCGTATCGGTGCGCGGGCGGTTGCGGTATAGTTCTCTTCGTTGAAGGACTACCCGCTGGAGTTGCGAACCAAATCCAAATTGAAACTATTTACCATCTCGAAGGTACACCCAACTTTACCGGCGGATCCTCGAATTCTGCTTTAGTACCTTCTACAGGACGTACTACCAACATAGGAACCCAAAATAATGTTGATGTGGCCATGATTGCTGCATCTGCACTTAAAAACACAGTTAAATTTCTCAAAGAGGGAGCCCAATTCTTGAATGCTAACAAACAAGAAATGGCGTCTGTGGGGAGACAAATTGGCAATATGTTCATGGGGGCATAACTTTTTAACCTTGATTCACTTTAAGTGACTCTTTTCCACTTCTACAGTGTTTTTTACGCGCTGTTTAAGTATACATTAACTCTTACATAGTAAACGAACCGAATGGGGCCTACGGGCACTCCCT